CTCAATCCTATATCTTTAGCAATTTGTATTAAGATTTGGCTTGCTTTTTTATTTTTAAATACATAAGTATCATTAAACAGTAAATACCTAAGTTGATCATAGGCATTTACTTTTATAACCGGATTTTTACTTCCTTCATTTTCAAATACATAGCCATAAAAAACTTTATGGCCATCTACTTTAAAACTTATTACATCACCATTATTTATAGTAATTTGCTTATCTTTTAATATTTCAAAATCCAAACTAGAGGGCTTATCTTTTCTTTTGGTTTTCCAAGTAACTTCGTTTGTTAATTCAGATATATCAAAAACATTTCCATTTTTATTATCTAATAATAATTGTATATTCATTAGCCCACCACCTATGGAAGTTTTAAAACTTGTCCTGTATATATTAAGTTAGGATTTTTAATCTTGTCTTTATTTAGATTGTAAATTTGTGGCCACTTATTACCATCACCTAAGTATCTTTTAGCTATATGCCACAATGTATCATTGCCACTAACTGTATGGGTTTTCGGTTTAGTAGTGCTTGGCCTTGGTGGCTTATTACTTGTTTTAACCGCTTTCTTATTACTATCCTTCTTATTTACTATAACTACTTTTTTAGCAGCATAGTTTTTATACCTCTTGAGTTCTATAGAATAATGTACATCTCCAACTTCTCCACCTTCTTCATAAGGCTTGAAGTTTTCTACAGTGAACAGATCATTGATTTCTAAAGGGCTACCGGTAAATATAAACCTTATTTTTTGTTTTTTATCTCTCCATTCTCTAATTTTCCCAATATAAAAGCTCGGTTCAAATAATTGTTCCGAGCTTACATAAGGACCTTTATGTTTGGGAAAGAAACTTTCAAAGCTTATTTCCATCAACTTAGGTTTATTTATTGTGTTAATTTCACCTAAATTAATTATATCGTATGTCTTATTATTTCCATCTTCATCAAATTCAATTTTCTCTGGTAACACTGGGAGTATAAATCCTTCTTCACCATCATTAATTCCTAAATACATTTTATACATTAAGCATATACCCCCTCAGCACTATTAGCTAATTCATTTTCCATATAATTCTCTATTTTAGATATTATTTTGTTTATGTCTGCTTCTTCTTTTATATCTCCAGTAGTGACTTGTACTGTTGGAGTCAATGTTACAAAGTTTTGTATACTTTCCATTTCTGCTAAATCCCTCATCATTTCTAAATGTTCATTAGAAATATCTATTTTATCATCTATATTTTTAAGGTGATTATTAGCATCTTTTAATCCTTTATTTCCTGCATTTGGGAGTTTACCACCTTTATTTTTACCACTATCTCCTGCTGTTCCCAATGTTCCTGGTCCTTGTGCTTTGTTCCATGCTGCCATATCTGGCATTTTACCCATGTCTGGAATATTACCCTTATTAAATATATTTCCTAAATCAAATTTATCGCCTATGTTTTTACCAACCGTATAACCTGAATCATATGCTTTACCATATTCAAATCTATCCAAATGCATTGCAGAAGAATCCATCTTTTGAAATTGAATTTTAGGTTTACCAACTAATTTATCAACAGCACCTTGAAGTCCACTTTGCCAATTACCTACTGCATTGGCAAGGTTCGAGCCGAATATCGTATCTATAGCAGATGCTATACTTTTAAGTATCCCTAAAACTTCATCTGCCATTGCTGCAAATAGCCTAATTATAGAACCTATAGGATCATTAAATACATTAGCGAAGAACTCTGCAAATGCACTGAAATGATTATAAAACAAGGCTATAATATCAACGACTAAATTATAAAATGCCACAAATAAATTTCCTATAAAAGCAAGTGCTACCATAAATGATCCTGCAATAATACCAGTGGCTGAAACACTTGTACCTGCTAAATGATTTACCCCTGCTACTGCAGCGTAAAATAAAGCTATTAATATAATTATTGCAATAATAATCCATGTTAAAGGGCAGGCTAATAATGCTGCATTTAATCCATCTTGAGCTATTATTAAGGCAAGTATAGCAGCTGTTTCTGCCCAAGACGCAATAGTGTGGGCAATCTTAGCAATAGTAGTTTGTATAGTTGTTAACCATGCAATTCCCATTGTCGCATTATAAGCTATCATTGCAAATACAATTCCCCAAATGATAGGACTAATTATGCTCCAATTATCAATAAATGTTTGACTTAATGATGTAATAATATCCATAGCTTCCATCGTTAAATTCACAATTATATCTAATCCTACGCTTATGCCATTAAAAAAACCTTCAAAACTTCCATTTTTAAATCCTTCATTTATTCTACTAAGTAAAGGTTTCATAATTTCTAATGCAGTTTCACTTGCCTGTGCAAACGCAGTTTCTATGTTTGATTTAAGGTTATTTAATTGTGCTACAGCAGATTGATTAAACTCTTCCAAAGCTTTATCACTAGCACCTTTTTTAGCTAATAATTCATCAAACTTACTTATAAACTCATCCATACTTTTAGATGCCTTTAATATTTCTGCATCAGCTTTACCAAATCCAAATCTAGATTTTAAAGACATAAAGTCTCCTCCTAAAGCTTCTTTTAATGCAAATCCTGCACCTTCTAATCCTTGCGTTGGATCTAAGAACGCCAATTTTTCAGCTGTCTTATTTAAGTCCATAAGTTTATCTGTATTTTTCGTAAATTGAATAAAACTCCTAGTTATAGTATTAAATTCTTTTAACCCATATACACTCTCATTAGCATATTTATTCAAGCCTCCAAAGAAAGCTTTACCTATATCTTTATTACCTAACATACCACTTATAGTTATTAATTGTTGTTCTAACCTTGCTCCTCCACCTATGGTTAAGTCTAATCCTTTCTTAGCAGCTTGAAACTCTAAATAAGCACCTACCAGATTTTTTACTTTACTTGTTAGCCCATTTGCTTCACTGGATCCTCTATTAAAAGATTCATTTAATCTATTTTGATTGTTTTGAGCTCTATCTTGCTCATTAACTAATTCTTGTAATCCGGCAGAAGCTCTTTGAATTGCCCCTCTCGCAGTATTTAAAGAATTAGTTATTCTTATATCTTTATTTGCCGCATTGTTCATTTGGTCCATAGCACTTATTGTTAAATTTAAAGCTTGAGTAACTTGTTGGAGAGGTCTCGTCATTTGATCAAACATTTTGAGTGCAGTAGATACTGTTGCCATCTATTCACCCCGCTTTCAAACAATAATAAAAGCACCTACATTAAAGTAAGTGCTTTAAGTTCTTATTTATATAGAAATAATTTTATTTTATCTAACAACGTATTTAAATTCTTTATTATTTGCGTTTATTAAAATAACTAATGATTTATTATCTTTCTCTATTTCTTCTGGAACTTCAGCTATAAAGTGAATCATTCCCTTTTTCAATGGTTCTATTGGTGTTATATTTGTATAAGTAAAATTTGTACCCTTATCTTTCTCTATTGTTGAAAATGTTTTGTACTTATATTTATTATCATAAATAACTTTAACTGATAAAAATTCATCTGACCTTTTCCCTTCTGCCAAAAGGCTTTTTACATCTATTACCGTATCGAAATAAACTGTTCCTGGTTCTTTTGCTTCATAATAAGTATACATATCTTTAGGATTAGGCGGATTTATTCTTTTACCAAATTTAGTATCAATAACTGTAAATTCACAATAATCTTTTATTTCATTTACTTTCCCTTTATCGATGATGTCTTTCTTATCATCCTTTTTACTTGTCTGAGCTTTTTTCTCTGTGTTATTTTTAGAAGCTGTTTCTGTAGAAACTTCTTGCCCACATCCGCTCATTGTTAATAAAAATACTCCAATAAAAATAGTGCTTAATATTTTTTTCATATGATTACAACCCCTTTATTAAAAATCACTTTAATAATAACAAATATTGGGGTTTGTTTCAATATTATCTTTTTCTTTTAGCTTTATCCACTTGTTTCTTTTCATTCTCTATATGCAAATCAATACTAGCGTATACGAAAGCTCTTTCTCCCCTTGACATTCTAACAAAAGTACTAGGAAGAATTTTTAATCGGTGGAGGGCATAGTGAGCATAATTAGCTTCACCATCCCCTCCCTTGATTAGTTTTTTGCTTCTTCTACTAACTCCTGTATACCTTTATCGTATCCATTTATTTCACTTACAACGCTACCCCATCCCATGTATTCACCATCACTCATTTTAGACTTCATAGCCTTAAGTAATTGTTCAGCTCCCATAACACCCCAAGCCTTTTGCAACTCTGCATTTTTTAAGTCTGGGTAAACAGTAGTTTCTATTATTTGATTAGCTATAAATTTATCTTGGTCAGTTTCACTCATTTTTTGACCTTTAACTATTGTTATCTTTTTACACTTCTTTCTAAGTTCGTCACCTTTATCAGCACTTATCGGTTTGAATTTTAGTTTTTTCTTTTTACCACCTATAGTTATTTCTCTTTCTATTTCTTCTACTTCCTCAAAGCTATCCATTAAAAAATCTTCAAAATTATTCATTAATATACTCCTCCTATTAACCTAATACTGGCTTTCCAAATTTATCTAATAAGTCCACATCATCAAACGTAAATCCCATATCTTCTTCAAGCACCTCGGATTCTACATCAAACATTGCCATAGAAACTTCATCTAAATTACAATCTTTTAAAACTGTAGTTTGTTTCCCTATGCTACTTGTTGGATCTTCATTTGTAACAGTTATATCAAAATAAGTGTCTACTCCAGTTTTAATATACTTAATCATTAATTCTCTGAACAAAGAAGTCACATAATATACTGTTAATGTACCAGAGCCACTCCAACCAGCAGCTTTATGTTGTTCTCCTCTTTTACTCAAAGTTCTTACCTCTGTTTTTTTCTTTTCTACTTTTGATTCTAATTTTTTAGCATAGAATAGTTCTTCATTTCTACCATCTATAGTTATAAATCCTCTAGCTTCTTGTCCACTTATTGTATCTCCCGCTTTAAGAAATCCCATTTACTATTCCACCTCCACATCCATATATAGCTTTTCCATAGCATCTATTGGTTGTACTCCCATTCTAGCTACTACAGAATCTTTATCTTGTCCTCTTTTAATTTCAACATCTTCTGGAACAACATTCTCAAGTGCTCCGATTCCCTGTAATTTTTCTAAGAACTTAATTACATCCTTTTTATATAAATTTCTTCCATCTTCGCTATTATTACCTTTACCAATATAATTAGTTTCCCATAATAATCTACTTCCATTATTTACTTCAAAAAGTGTGCGAACTACTCTATTTTTTCTATAATCTTTTCCTTTGTCTTCTGTAAAAGATTTAAATGTATTAATATCCTGTTCTATTACTACTTTTCTATTGCTAATAGTAAAGACTATTTCTCCGTTTAATAAAGCTTCTTCTATTTCCCTGTTGGTGTATTTAGTATCTACATCAATAGCTCCTGGATATTCTAAGTAAGTATTTGATTGATTTACATTTGCTCCAGCAGTAGCTCCAGTTACAAATGCAACTGCTTGATTGGATTTTATTACTGTATTATCAGCTAAAATAACACCGTTTCTAACAGTAATAACATTTTCACTATCAGCTTCGGGATAATTTTCTAGTATCAACTGTACCTGTCTACCATCTTCTTTAAGTCTCTTTATAAATGTAGTCGCTACTGCTTTTATAGTAGGATCTTTAGTTGGAATACCTATAGCATGAAATTCATAAGGTTCTATAACTGATAAATAATCAGTATATCCTTGATTGGTAACAGTACCATCAGACCCATCCTTAAGTGGTAATCCAGCGGAGGTTTTTAATTCTCCAGCACCTTTGAAATCAACATAATCATTAGGCTTCAAATCTTCTATAACTTTAACTAATTGTTTATCTACTTTATTACCCTCAAACATAGTTATAACTTCAAAGCTTCCTACAAAATCTATACTGTTTTGAATTACTATAGTAATATTATTTCCTTTTGTTCCAGTATATTTAGCATTTATAGTTAATCCTTCTAATGTAGCAGTTGCCTTAGTCCCTTCATTAAGTCTATATAATAAAAGTGTCTTAGCTTTTTTTAATACTTCTCTAATAAGTAATGCACTTTCATCAGCTATATTTATACCTAGTACTTTAGATAAATCATCATCAGCATGTATAGTAATAATTTCTTTTTCAGGTCCCCATGGTAGCTCTAATGGTAGAGTTGCAATTCCTCTTTCTCCTATTGGCGTTTGCCCTTGCTTTTTAGACTTAAAATTTATATAAGCCCCTGGTCTAATTTTATTTTGTCTTTCCCAAGTTCCACCAGCCATACTATTTCACCTCTTTCTTATTAAAATCTTCTAAGACTTTATTTACTTCTTTTAAGCTATACTGTTCATCTTTTAATAAAGCTTTAAGTACATCTATTTCTATTACCGTAAACTGTTTTGAGTTTACTATTTGTTCTTTAGTAAATTTAACTTCCTGTTCTTTATCTGCCATTTAAATATACCTCCTGTTTCAATTTATTCATTTTAGGAGCTTCTTCAATCTCTTTTAAAACATGATAATTAAATTGCAACATGAAGTGTAAAACTCCATCTATAACCTCATGTGTCATTTCATTAGACCTATACAAACTATTATTTACTTTCACATATTCAAGCACCTCATAAAGCCTATCAGCCATATCATTACAATCTGAATTAATATCTTCCTTATCATTAAAATAATGAATATCAAAAGATATATTTTTCTTATATCTAATATTGAATTCTTTGCCTTGGCCTGAACTTAAAACCTTAATAAAAAAACAAGGCTCTTCAAAGCCCTGCCCTATCTCTTCATTATATATGGTTATGTTAGGAAACTTGTTATCCAATGTTTGATTAATTCCTATCCTTAACTCATTTATATTTGCTATGTTATCACTTCCTTTAAGCTCTACCATTAAGTATTTGATTTAATAATTCTACTTGTTTTCTTTCTAGAAACTTAGGTAACTGTCTTTCAATTTCTTGCATTGATATTGTGGCCATAAATCTACCTTCAACCCAGCCTTTATGATTTTTAGTCCTGTGTCCATATTCCACATAACTTGCATACTCAGTATTATTAAATATTTCAACTATATATGCATCACCTTGCTTTATTACATTTCCTACTTGCCAGTTACGTCTTAAATGCCCTCCTGTTTTAGAGCTACTAGTTGTAAAACTTACCTCTTTACCATCCTTAGTTGTAAAGGACACTTGATTACTATAAACACCTACTGGAGTTCTCTTTTTAATCTTTCTTTCAGCTCTAAAGGCCATTTCAAGAAGAAATTCTCTTATCCATCTTTCAATTACTCTTTCATCTAAAGCTTTTTGAAAGCTCTTGGCCATCTTCTTAAAATCAGAATAATCAAAACTTGCTAATCTAGCCATTAAGCTTTATCCTCTTTATTTAAAATAACTTCCTGGTGTGTATAATAAGAAAATCCTTCTCCAGCTTTATACTTAGTTTTTACATCAAATGCATTAGCAACTTCTATTTCATCACCTTGTTTGATTTCAACTTCAGGATCTATGAAAAGCTTGATCTCATAGTTTATATTATTTGTTGTATCAGTTTGATTATTTTTACTTAGACTTTGTTTTGATACTTTACAAGATTGTTTTTCATATTTTATTTTTGGTATTAATTTACTTTCTTTAGTAACAGGATCTTTAATCTTTTCTTTTCCTCCGGTTATATTACAAGTGCAATCGTATAAACTTTCAATAGCTTTTCTTGCTTGTTTTCTGGCCTTTTCCATTCCTTTAAGCATCTTACCAAACCAACTTTCTATATTTATTAAGTTGAGATTTATAATCCTTTATTAAACTATCCTTAAATTCAGTAGTCGAATTTCTATAACTTACAGAAGTATCTCCTTCACTTATAGAAGAAATAGAACCTAAGGTGCTTTCTTCTTCTCCTAGGTTCTCATTTCTATACATGTCTATAGCCATTTTCAGAACTGTAGTATTTAAAGCTTCTGGTATCTCTTTTATGTGACAATAATCTTTTACTATTTGCTCTATATCTTCTAGCACAAATTCCAATAAAAAATCCTTAGAATCATCATCTAAGGATATTCCTAAAAGTTTCTTCAATTTTTCTAGTTGAGCCATTAAACTCACCTTCTTATATTTTATGTTTAAATGCAACTATTCTTATTTGTTTTGGTTCATATACTCTTTCCCAGTTAGTTTTTTCTTGTAATTCAGCTCTACTTGGACCTTCTACTTTTGCTACTTTAGCATTAGTAAATTTAACTCCTCTTGGATGTAATATCATTGTTTTTCTATTAATTAAATAATCAACACCTGAACCTTTCTTTTTATCTCTATCAGTTTCAGTTGGTATAAATCCTACTGGATTACCATTACCTAATGCTAAAGCTCCTTGTCCAAATAAATAAGTAGTATAAACACCACCTACATCAACTGGACAGCCATCATCAACTATTACTCTCTTATCTTGATATACATCAAACTCTGCACTATCTGATGGCCTTATAGTTTGAATTAAGTTTTGTTTTTTAAGTTCTGATTTAACAGCACTATGCATCATAACACCTGTTAAAAGTTCTTGCGCATCTCCTAACATTTGTTGAGCATCTATAAATGCACTTGCTGACCACTTAGCCGCACCTTCTGCCATAGCTGATATATCAAGTAAGTTATTTTTCATTGATGTACTTAAGAATATACCTTTAAGTATTGCGATTAACTCTTTTTGCATGTCTCTAGTCCAAAATCCACTTACTAATTCTCCTATAGCTGCCATTGGGTCCTTACCTGCTAACGCTGCTGATAAATCTGTAGCGCTCCACATTTTAGCCCTTCTTAAAATAGCCGCTACATCTTTATTACTTGTAATCTTAGCTGCTTCTAAGTCTGTATCTTCAATTATTTGTTCTGATTCTCCTGTTAAATCCTCGAAGAATGGCATATTAATTAAAGGTGAAGCTTGACTTGCTAAATTATCAAATTCTGAGTTATTTACTATTATTCCACTTTGTACTAAAGCACTCTTCTCCATTGTTCTATTAACCACATAAGGGTTAAATAATTCTGGTACAATTACATCACTTAATTTTGTTCCCATATTTCACACATCTCCTTTATTATTGATTTATTCCAACTTGAGCCATTAATTGTTTGGCCTGTTCTGGATTTTCTTTAAATATTTTACCTTGATCTGTTAGATTAAAACTTTCTTTTTTCCAAGGATTATAACCTTGTGGTGTTTTACTTCCATCAGTAGGTTCTACTCCTGAAAACTTAGGTTTTTGTTCTTCTGCAAATAAATAACTATCACTCTTTTTAAGTGCCTCTATTTGTTCTGAAAGCCCTAAAACATTTTCACCATCTAATTTAACTCCTTCTAAATTTAAAAGAGCTTTAACAGCCTTTGTATTTCTTACATTAGCACCTTTTAAAGCTCCTTCTAATGCATAATTAAATTGCATATCCTGTATTTTCTTTTCATAGTCTTTAACCTTGGTTTCATAATCTGTGACCTTGGTTTGAAGTTCTTCATTATCTTTATTACTTTTCTTTAAATCAGTAATAGTTGTGTTAGCATTTTTAAGCTGTTCATCTAAAGCATCAAATTTATCTTTAGTGATATATTGCTTACTATCTACTAAATCAACATCCTTGTATTTAGTTTGTAGTTCTTCTGGTATTTGATTAAAGTGCTCTCCTAATATTTCACTTAACTTTGGCATTGTATTACCCCCTTCAAAATTATTCTACTAGCTCATATGTCTTTTCAAATATATCTGGCTTACATGGATAAAATTCTCCATTGACACCTTTTATAATCCAATCACCTGGTGTTGCTTTCATAGTACCTTCTAGAGTTTGAATAGATACGTTCCCATCTATATCTCTAAATAGATGCTTTCTTACAAAATTGTGTACCTCAGTAATGTTTTTTCCCGTGTATTGAATTGCCTCTACTACAACTGGTTTTTTCCTATACTTAACCACTTTTATTACTCCTTTCTATACTTTAGTTACCTTGAAAAACAGTTTTTAATGTATATTCACATGAGAATTTAAATGCTTGTTGTTCATCAAATCCTTGGTTTAGCATTTCTGTATAAACTGTTTTATTTAATTCAACTAGTGAAGGTATAAACTCTTTAAGTTCTGTAGTAGCACTCTTAACTTCATGTACGGCCAAAGAGTGTTCCGCTTGCCTTAATATATTATTATCCATTATTTTTCATTCCTTCCTAATACATTTCTTTTCACTCTATCCTCTACTCTAGCATTCATACAATGCAAAGCTTCTTCTATATGTTTTAGAGCATTCTCGTTATATTCACTCGCAAATGGTCCTGCTTGAAAACATTGCAATCTATGTCTTACTATTTCTAGTAAATCTTCATTTGCTATACCGTGAATTGATTTTTCTTCTTTTCTAGCACCATTTTGAAATTGAATATCAGCATAAATTCCATCTGAATTGTTTCCATTACACCATGAAGTTTCTCCATGTTTACATATTACATATCTATGGTTTGCTCCACCATTACCTTTTTCATCTAAAACATATACGTCATTTAACTTTTCTCTTTTTTGAATGGTATTTAGTTTTTTCATATTTTACATTCCTTTCTTAGCCTTTTAAGCCTTACTAAGGGCAAAATAAAAAAGTCTTATAAATAAGACTTACAGTTCAATTTTTTTATTTAGATGCTCTTCAATGCTTTTTATTATTTTATCAGTATCTACATTTACTGAAGCATTTAGTTTATTAAATATATTTGTATCTCTAATGAAAATATTAGGATTATCTTTTACAAATCCGTGAAGTGCATTACTTAATCTAATAACCATTGATTCATCCTGTTCAAAACCAATATATTCAAATATTCCATGAATAACTTCATGTAAAAATATATTTTCTTTATATTCTTTATCCATATCATTTTTTAATCTTATTTCTTGCTTGTGATACACTATCATACCATCTACTTGATGTTCTTCTTCTGATGGATTATTACACTCAATAATATTATAAGTAACTCCACCTATCTTAACTTTATCTGGTATATTCATTAACCTTCCCCCTTAAATATTTAAGCAACATACTTCTCATACCATTGCTTATAATTTGTTTTCCCATCTACATAATAAATCTCACCTTCATAATCTCTAGCTATTCTTTCTTCATCTATTGCATCATTAAAATAAGGAATTATTGTAGTTCTGCAATTAGGATGAAACGGTGGAGCATTAACTCCTATTTCTTTTTCACTCACTCTAAATACTTTTCCATCCAATGATCTACATATTTTACTCGTATGTAAGTCCAAAGTAGCAAGTATTTCATATTCTTTAACAACTCCACTTCTAATATAGCTGTTAAAAGTTGATTTAGAAATAATATTAGCACTTTCAGTATTAACAAGTGTCCTTGCTCTGCTTTTACCTACTTCCATTCTTTCAGCTATCACCTTAGAAGTTTTATCTATAGAATCTCCTCGAATAAAAGATTGAGTAAGGTTGGTTTGTAACTCCATTATTAACTTTTCTTTATTGTTCCATATTCTACTACTGTAATTACCTCCATGCCACGGCTCTGTAATTACTTTATTTATTGTATTAGTATCTAACTTAGCAAAATTAATACCTATTCCTAATCCTTTGTGTACTTCAAAGATGTTTTTATAATAAGTATCCTCATATATCCCGTTTAAAAGACTTGTAGTATTATCTTGTTGTTTACTATATAAATCTTCTATGCTATTCCTTATTTGAATTTGTAGAGCTTGTAGCCTAGTAACTCTAACTTTATAAGATACATTATTTAATTCTTTTTCCCACTGCAAATTTTTATTATCTTTAGCTTTCCGAGTAAACTCTTTTAAGTCCATCTTAAATTCACGTAGTTCATTAGAATTTAAAAGCCTTCTAGCTTCTTGTAAAGATATTTCATTATTCTGCGAAAATCTAGCATAAAAGACTTCTATATCTTTTTGTATGCTGCTTAGAGCTTCCATATACTCTAAATGTAAACTTAGAATATAATTATCTGTTTTCTTAAACTGTCTACCTGCTACAACTTCTGAACGTTTCTTCCAGTAGTCTTTACTCCTCATTCTCTTCATCCTCTTCATCCTCTGGTGCTTCTTCTAAAGGAAAATTAGGATACATTGATTCACGTTCTTCTTTTTGTTTTTTTATCTTTTCTAATTCATCCTTAGTAGCCCATGGATGATTGGCTACTATAGTTTCATCTGATATAATACCAACACTACTTTGACAATTATTAATACTATCTGTTTCATTTATAAGAGTATCCCTATTAAACACAAATTCTACATTTTCATTAGTAAAGTCACCTTGTCCAGTATTAATTAAATGTTGATTCACAAACCATAATA